GTATGTTATTGGGTACCCATTTTATTTTTCCCCCGCTGTAGCCCTTCTTTCGAAGCCTCAGAACTATGCTATCTTTTTTGCTCATTGTCTATCTCTTCTTTCCAATAGTCTTCAAAAATAATTCTAAATTCTTCTAGCGTTGGGATAGAAACATTTGGTACTTTTTTTAAATCTTTAACGTGAATTCTATAAGCTGCTATTAATTCTTTTTCAGTATATAAAATCATTAGTGCAAAGTTCTTTCACCAGAAAAATCAGACGGAGGAATATAAACATCCGTCAGTTCACCAACAACTTCCAGACCATATTCGACTGCGGCTTCTTGTGCTTCTTCAAACGAATTAGCATAAAGAATTGGACCAGACATGACCTTTCCTCGATGTTGAAACTCTGTTAAAAAAATTTTCATGCTTTCCATAAATCTTTTCTCGACCAATAATTCGATGAGAATTTATCGTTCTTTGTTAGTTTGCCTGATTTATCTTTTATACCAGCAGACCGTGTTAAGTAATTTTGACGGGCTTCTTTGGAATAATTATGTCGATAATCTTTATGACCGTACCTAACTATTTTTATTTGGTCTCCCTTTTTAGCTAGAACTTCTTTTTTGTATTTGCCTTTGCCTGTATATCTCTTAGGTTTATTGAAGCCACTAAATTTTTTTCCCCGATAAACGACCCCATCACTTACTCTCTTTGCCGGGGAAGCTTTAGCCATTATCTATATCTCTTAGTAATTCTTCTTGCTTTTTTAGGCTGCTTTGAAAACTGCTTTCCCTTCTTAGTGTCAGCTCTTTTTTTTCTTGATGTGGCAGCGTACTCAGCAGAAGACATAGCCTTTATTGCTTTGGCTGGTAAGTATCTTTCACCTGTAGCTTTTTTTCCTTGAGTAGAAGGCTTCCCCGATTTAGTTCTCCAATCTTGTTTGGTCCAAAGTTTCAAAGATTTTTGTGATTTTTTTAAAGCCATTATTGATTATGTTTTTTTAATTTTTGTTGTTCTTTTTTAATCTTTAATTGTTTTTTGGTTTCTATTTTTTGATTTTGCTGTTTAGCGATAACCGCCTCCTGCGGCTTTGTACTGTTTGGCTAACATCTGTGCCTTTCGAGCAGACCATTGACCGCTTCGACCCCCTTTGTTTCCTGATTTTATTTTAGAAAAAAGTCTTTTACGCATAGCAGGTTTTGTATAATTACCTGCTTCGTTTACTCTGGACTTACTTTTTTTTGCCGCTGGTTTTCTTTTTCTTTTTTTTGCCACCATAATTTTTACCTTTCATTTTTTTTCCGTACATTTTAATCCTCTGTTTCTTTTAAAAGTTTTTTAATTTTTGTAGCTTTTTCAAATTTACTATCTGGATGTAATTCTGAATCAACTACTTTAGATAAGTTTAACATGGGGATGCGGGTGTTTGGAACATATCTCCAGACCAGCCCTTTATCGGTATATAAAGCTATTATAGTTTGTTGCAATCCAATTTTAATAAGCATACCTTCTTCATTGTTTACAATAATCCTATCGCCTTCTTTTAAGTTTCCAAACCTGAACATCAAACCTTTAACAAAGCTAGTAGCTAAATCTTTTATAGACAAACCAATTAATAAGGAAAATAAAAAACCTATTAATTCAATATAGTATTCGCTGAGTTCAATTGTTGGCATATCTGTTTTTCATAAAAAGAATTACAGACCTTCAGTTGTTTTATTTGTTTCTTGATTTCCCGCAGCCATAAACGTGACCTGAATGAACTAAAATGTTTCTGCCAAGTCCTCCTTTTTTTACAGGTACAGGTTTATTTGTTTTTGTACTTTTCATTAATAATTATTTACCCCAAAAAGTTCTAGCTTTTACTTTTGCCTTTTTAGAAAGCTCATTGTAGTGAAAAAGCTTTACACTTTTAGCTGTGTGTGTGGCTCCTGAATGCAGGACACCATCACCCATTTTGTGGGTACCTCCTTTATGTAAAGTTCCGTCTTTTTTGTAGTGATTTACACCTTTCATTGTTTCTCCTTAAAAATATTAAGTATTCTATGATAAACCATATCTTTCATATTTTTAAATGTAATATTATGTTCTGGTAATTCTTGCCAAGCTTTTTTTCTTTCTTCCCGAGTTGGCAAGTTTGAGATTGTCTTGGCTAATCCCATCTGCATACAAGTAAGATACACTGAATCATGATACTTTTCATCTATATCAGACATGTATTTGATACGTTCTTCGTGACTTTTTAACAAAGCTATTTCGTAGGAATAGTTAAGAAAGTTTGGCTCACCATCTCTTTTAGTGTGCTTAAATTTATATGCTTGTTTTTCTTCTTTTGACAATTTCGTTTTTCACTTTTTGTTTTAACTTTTTTGTAGTGTTTACATTGTCAAATATCTCTTCTAATTTTTTTGTATCTAAGGCTTTTAAATAAAAATGTTCTACAGAAATTTTTCCTGTATTTTTATCTCTGCGTTTTTGACTCCTTTTGTATTTTATTGGCATTACATCAACAACAATTCTTCAAGTTTTATGATATAAAAATAAACAAAGGTAGCGACCAATGATGTTAGTAAGATTATTAATATCTTGAGCTCTTCCATACTAAATCCTTCAGTTTGTTTAATAATTCTATCTCTGTGCCGTAGCGTTTGACGAACTCAGCTTTATAAGGATGCCTTGAAACAATAAGCTCATTGTTTAAACCCATGCGGTGATGATTGGGGCAAAGACTAAGTGTCTTCAAATGTGCTTGTGGCTTAACTTTCCCGTCAATATGATGAACTTCAGCTGGTGTATAAACATCATGTTCTAGTCTGCAAACAATACATCCTTGTTCAATAATTTTAGACATCCAAATCTTTTCTTCCTTGTTCGGACTTCTGCCTTTCATACTCATCGTATAAAAATTGTAAATTATTTATTACATAATCCATATAACTAATTTTAATTTCCCCCCAATTTTTTCTCTCCTCGTTGCACTCAATCCACAAAGTTAGTGCAAAATTTTGAAAGTTTTGCGTGGACATTTTATTTATTTTTTTTTCAAGCTCCATATCTGCTTCTCTCCGACCTTAAGTTTGCCATCTTTGTCCGCCACTCTTCAAACTGCATATCTGCTGCTTTCATTTTAGCTTGACAGGAATCGTATTCAGCTTTTGCAACAGCGACAGCCAATGATGCTTCGTAGTATTCTTCTGTTGATTCTGCTTTTGCTTTTTGTGCGTTGTAACTTCTTTCTCCTTCATCTTTTGCTTTAACAAGCTCCACATAAAAAACTTTTTTGAGTAAAACTTCTTTTTGAAAAACATTTATTCTTGCTTGTTTTAATTCAGGAATAATATCTCTTATTTGTTGATGAAAGTTTTCTGCTTGATGCTCCATTAAATTGGTCCCTCTTCTTTTATTCTCCCGAATGCCACCTCCTCTGGGTCAAGAAACTTAGAATATGCTCCGTTAAAACCTAAATCTACTTGTCCAGAGTCTCCTAGTCTGTTTTTTCTAATTATAATTTCTGCGGTGTCATTAGACAATGAATCGTAGTATTCATCTCGATACAACATAATAACCATGTCGGCATCTTGTTCTATTGACCCTGAGTCTCTAAGGTCTGAAAGGATTGGTCTCTTATCAGTTCTTCCTTCTACACCCCGTGATAGCTGGGAGAGACTGATGAGAGGACAGCCAATGTCTTTAGCCAACCCTTTCAGCAAATTAGAGATATAACTTATTGACGAAGCCCTTGAATCTGAATTACTTGGTGCTTTGTTTGATGTCATAAGAAGCTGTAAATAATCCACAACAATCAGGTCAATATTCATGACTGCTTGTAATGTTTTAGTTTTATTAACAAGCGTTTCAATTGTGATTGGAGACTTGTCATATACAAACATATTTTTTTCTTCAAAATAATTTTTAGTCTCTCCAAATTTATACCAACCTTCAGTATCTAAATCACCTGTTAGCAATGAATCCATAGATAGTTCAGCTTGTGCAGAAATAATCTTTTTTAACAGCTGCTCGTTTGTCATTTCCAAACTAAAAATCAAAACATTCTTACCTTGTATGACTGAATTTGTTGCAACGTTAAGAGCAAAAGTAGTTTTACCCATCGCAGGTCTTCCAGCAATAATTATTAAATCACCCGACCTAAAGCCTTTGATTTTATTATCTAAAGTTTGGAACCCTGTCTTTATTAAATTTTTATTTATTTCGTTTGCATTTGTAAGTTCATGCTCAACATTATTAAATATTTGTGATATTTTTTTTGGTGAACCTGTTGCTTTGGTTATTCTATCTCCAATTAAATGCTCATTTATTTTACTA